AAAAGACCCACCACTGACACTAGCGTCACAGTAACCCATAAGTGTGCCATCACGATTGTAATAAACCTCTTTGATTTCGTAATACTTACCTTCGATTTCATCTTCAAACTCCATCACTCTATAGTTCCAGGACATATTAAATTACCTCAAATAATTGTGATTGCATCGCCTCTTCAGGCATCGGGTCATCCACCTTCATAATTAAATCTAACCACTCTGGAATTGTATACAAGCTAGACTTCTGTTGTTCCCAAAAGTCATCATTCCAATTGTAAGCCCGCATCAACTGTAAATGAAACTGAACAATAAGGTCAGCGCTGCCGAGACCCCTCACATATCGTGATACCTCAGTCAGTATGCATTCACGGTTAATCATGGCCTGTAAGCGATTAGATAAATAGGTAGCACGTTCTTCTTGTTCCTTAATTACCTCAATGAACTTCGTTTCATTCGTTGCAAACTCAATCAGCTTACTCTCAGCCGACTGTCTTTTGTTCATCTCTTTTTCAATACGCAATATCTTTTGTTCTAGCTTCGCGTATTTATCTTGTAACCTCGTTATGTGTCTATTTTCTACATCATCCATTTGTACATCCTCATTTAGTGTATCCATATCGCCTCGTCACTCCGTTAACTATTACCCAAGGACATTCAGCCCCTACATAATTAGGTAAATCTTGTAAATTTTCTGTCGCGCCCTGGTCCACATTACGCTGAATAGATTCCTTCACTTTATCAATATCCCATATATCGTTTATGCTATATCGATCATCATTTATCATATCTATGCGTTGCTCGTACCAATTTAGTCGGCTAAGTTCTTTATCTAGTTCTAGTTTCATATGCTTGTATCCTCTCACCTATCCACTTCATTACAGGCACCGCCATCGAGTTACCTAGTGCTTTGTATCGATGACTGTCGGGCGTACCCTTCTCTTTAATATCCGTGAAGCCATCAGGGAACCCTTGCAATCGTTCACACTCGGTCGGTGTTAACCTACGCACTCGCGACTCAACAAACAACTGCTGATCCTGCAAAGTACTCAAGGTATACGCAAACTTATCATTACCTAGGTATCCTTTGCCACCACCCTCGCAACCGCCACGAATCTTGAAGGCCGTAGCAATTGGCACGTTGCCACCACCTGTCCCCCATCGACTCGTCACCGTCTGACATGTCTCGCCCATCTCTTTAACTCTTGAGTCCGCGGGATGTGTCTCGTATATGGTGGGAATTAATCTTCCTGTGTAGGCATCTTGTCCACTATAAGATCCGGGGTGAGTATCTGCGCAGAGTGTTCCAACTGTTGTCTGTAAACCGTTGCAGTCAAAGCGTCCATTAGTTTTTGAGGCAACGTCTTCCCCTTTTTTGCTGCTCTTCGCAGTATCCCCTCGCATGCAACCGGACTCAAATAATACTTCTGCGGTAGGTCGCCAATCTCCAAGATATCCGACAACAAAGATTCTTCTGCGTCTTTGTGGTACTCCAAAGTGCTGAGCGTCCAACATTCTGTAGCTGAACCCATACCCGAGTTCTGCCACCGCCCCGAGGAAGGAACCAAAATCCCGTCCACCACCGGAACTGAGGACACCTGGGACGTTTTCCCAAACGAACCATTGGGGCATAAACTTTGCAAGTAGTCCAACATAGATAAGGGCAAGGTTGCCTCTTGGGTCTTCGAGTCCTTTTCTGAGTCCCGCGACTGAGAAGGATTGGCATGGGGTTCCGCCCACGAGAAGGTCAACTGATTCATCAAAACTCCATTCTTTATATTTAGTCATGTCCCCAAGATTAGGGACGGTCGGATAATGCTTCGCTAATACTTCACTTGGAAACTTCTCAATCTCCGAGAAGCCTACGGGCTTCCATCCCATCGGGTGCCAAGCTTGGGTGGCAGCCTCGATGCCACTACATACTGATAAGTACTTCATTCCTCAGCCTCCACCGTGTAAATTCTAGTCGCTATGCTCTTGGCTGATTGTTGTTCCCAATCGGTATTGTATAGCGCGATGCGTTCTGCGTTAACTTCGTTATCGGAATGCACCTCCACCTGGTAAAAGGTTTTCTTTTCAATCGTGACTGTATACTTAGGCATGCTTCTTCCCCTTCTTCTCTATTTGTTTTTCGAGTGAGTGCAAGCGATAGCCTTGCTGAATCAACTGTTGCTTCTGCCCCTCTAGTCGCATGTACAGGGTGTGGACTTCATCCTCAACCTCTCTAGCAATTCCATAAATCCAAACATTTGCTAGCACCAATACCAAACAAACCACTACTAAAAATAAGTCCATCATTCACCCTTTCCGTTTTGTTGATCTCGCGCATCGCGCTCGGATTCTAACTCTAGCATTGTTACATACTGCACAATTATTTTACCAAGTAACTCATCATGTAACTCTGTAATTTTTACAGTATCCATGATGCGCCTCAAAGTACTGCCTAACATCTTGTACCGTTTAGTATTCATCTGAATGCCCTATCCTCACATGGGTTTCTTGACCTTGCGTAAATTTAACCACGCACCCTTTGTCATGCTCACGATGCGCCTCCACTAACTCAACACCGAACGCTCCGCAAATAAAGCTGAATGTCATACACGCAACAATAAATTTATCCATCACTTACTCCATAAATATGAACAAAGCATCACCACTGCCAAAACAACGAACCCAATCATAACTGCTCCTTTACTTAATGATAATAACTTCACCCTGTGTTTCGATCCATACCCTCGCGCCACAACTGAGAGGCTTATCGGGTTGATACACTATCTTACAATCACCCTTAATCTCAACCTCATGTGCGTAAGTATTAGTCTTATAGGTCTTCACCGTTAACACCGGATTACACTCTTTATTCTTAATGTTACTTTTAACCACATGCTGATTAACATGTACGATGGTTTTCACATTCACTCCCCTCCCTTACGGTCATCATCTTGTAAATTTTCTTCAGCAGCGGGAAACAAATAGTTAGCCCAATGCGTAAGCACATCCCAATTGATGCCGTAGTTTGCATCATGGTTATCAGCCGTTATCTCAAGCACATCACTCGCCTGGTCATCATTCAAATCGGGTCGCACCGACTGAACATCCTCGATGTGCCACTCGTCCGCTAAGTAATACTTACCATCTTTATCTTGTGCTAAATGTGCCATGTTATTTCCCTCTATTTAATACCATTACAATCACATCAGAAACCAACCCAAGAAGCGGGTCAGACAAAAGCAAATCGTACTTCTCACACAATGCCTCTAACTCATCAATGCTTAATTCAAAATTATCTTTCTTGCTCATGTCCCTCTCCTATAAATAAACTGTTGGAATCTTTTCTTTCAAGTCCCATGCGTTCTTACACTTAACCTCAAGCTTATCGCCCACCCGTTTGATGGTGTAGTAATAACTCAAGTCCCCATGATGGCGATGCCCTTTACTCATATAGACACCGCCTCCCCCCTCATCTTTATTAGCGCGGATAAAAGCACAAGCAAAGTCGTCAGCAGCGAAGCGTGGTAACTCCCATGCATACTGCTTGGCTTTCTCGATGAACCCATACGCACCGCGTTCCTCGGGATAACCATCGAAATGCTTATACACACTAAACTTATTGTCCTCATCCACAAAGGTATACACCGCTCTCGTCCCCATGTTATTCCTCCCCATCTACAATATAGTCAACTTCCATCTCACTACCGCTCTCCATAAAATTAAGGTCACGCGCTTGAAGTAAGGCAATCTTTACTGCCTTGTCCTCAGTATCCGCTTCGACTTCAATCTCTCTGTGTGCGTATCCAATACGCATTATCCCTACTTGAAACTTAGCCATGTTATTCCTCCACCGCGTTATAGATTAGCTTATTCAATTTGTTAACTTCGTTCTGCAATCCCTGGACGAGCCGTTTAAACTTCTCAGCATCACTTTTGGCAATGCACATTTGTCCATCTCTCAGCAACACATTGTCATCAATCATCTCATCGATGATGTTAGTTAACGAACCCTCAAACAATAACCCATTGATATCTGAAAAGGCATCTGTCCCAAAGCGGATGGTCAAAGGATCTTCAACAGGCACACCACCGTACCCGTCTTCATTCACATTACTGTACTCAACAGGCAAGTAGAAGTGATGATAGGCTTGATTAAGTTCTTTATGCACCACCTCGCCTATTAAATTTTCGTATTTAATATTACCGTACACCCATTTAGCTTCACTCATTTTATTCTCCACTCTCATTAATAATACTATTGTCACGATATGTCACACCTAACTCGTAGGCTTCACAATACACATCATCTTTATAATACCAATCTGCATCTAGTTCGTACTGCTCACGATGCGCTTCAAGCCCCATGTACAAGGCATCAAGTGCCTCTTTATGTGACAAGCCATACGCACAAAAAGAAAAGTTACGACTCTCATACTCCGCTCTCCATACTTGCATCTTAGTTCCCTCCCTCGAATACTTCTAGTTCATAATCAAGCACCTTGAAACCATAATAGGTATGGCTTGTTTGCATTTCTTTAAGTTCATCTTCACCCGATGCATACCAAAATATTTCATCATCGGGTACACCATAGCTATCGTATGGCTCACCCTCTTCATGCGTACCGAATGAGAACAATACCTTTCGTACCACATCCTCATCTGTGATATACACATTCGCCCATGCACCATGTGGCTTGTTAGGTTGCACTTCACCCGCAATCAATCGATCGATTGCCGTACGCGCTCTTATACGCATCTCATCTGATAGCACCATCATCATGCGGGCATACTCTTCCAAGTCTTCCACCCCGCCTAGTTCATCAGCTTGGTTAACTGCACACAATGTATCTTCAATGATACGACTTGCTCTATAGGTAAATGACATAATTGAATCCTCTCTTGTTTAACTACGAAACATTAATGTAAAGCATATAAAATTAAAATGCAAATTTATTTTTAGTCGAGCAAATAATTGTCGAACCCGTACCTATCCAAGCCACCCTTGTATACTCGGCTCAGTTCTTTTTCTAGCCCCTCTTCATCAATCATGCCCGCCCAATACATATTAAAGGCATCACCAAATATCTGCTTCACCCAACCAGGCATAGGCGGGTAAAAATTCGCACTCAAGTGCATCTGTAAACTATCCGCTAGTCCTACACTATCAATCGTTGTTTCAATAAAGTCTTGCTTGCTCATAGCACCACCTCCACTAACATATAAGTAAACCAAAGTAATAACCCAAAAATACATACACCCGCTATGATTTTATCCCACTCATCTGCACTCATTACGCACCCCTCGCTTGAATAACCACACCATCGATTGCCACACTTAGAATGCTATCTTTATTCACGGCACGATAGCCCTTGTCCGCGTTGCTATACAGAATCAAAAACTTATTGGTATCCACCGTAGCCTTGCCACCTCGCAGATATTTTTTTACATTCATCCGCCCATTGATTGTGCGCACCGCCCCATCTTTTTTGACAAAGGTCACCGTCATAAACTTGTTGCTAGCCTCATTAATAAATTGCTTAATCATCATTTTCTCCAAATAAATAACTCATATCTCGGTCTTCTAATTCTTTCATCAACTCTTCATCCGTCCAATCATTAAAACCTTTATGTCCATGCAACAACAAATCAATTAGATATTCTTCACATCCATTCTTTATGATGTCGTAGCAGTCCACATCTACCAATTCACTAATTGCTTTATCTCGATTAAACATTCTCATTCTCCTCGTTAACTTCGTTAATTTTATCATTCCGCTGCGGTGAGATAGTCCACCGTGTGAACCCCTTTTCAAGGTCAGCCTTATCGAATATAAAGTGTTCATTAAATAACTCTTCTATCCGTGCCATGTCCAAACCCTTTGGTCTAATCATACTGCCTCCCATTTATAAGAATCGTACCCTCTGATGCGACTTGTTTTATGACTGAATCGATCCTCGATGCGGTACTTGTACCCATTGGCATCAAGTGTTTTAAATAGCAGTCCTAAGTCGCAGTCCTCTTCGAGATAAGCCTTGTCCTCCCTCATATAACTATAGTGACTAATCTTATCGGCAATGCCAAGCTTGTTTAGTAAAGCTTTGTTAACTTTGCCCCATGCATGTCCCGCATCTGCGTATATTGTGATAATCATAGTTTAATCTCCAATGTTACTTGCTCTTCGAGTCGTTTAATAATCTCAGTTAACTTCCTATGACTGAATCGTGTGGTATCAGCATCCATGTCATCAGTGTTATTTTTGAGAATGCTTTGCACCATTTTCAATTCATAAATTGCTAGTGCGATGTCGTTAATTTGTTCGTGGTTCATTATTCCACCTCATTTAATTGATTATCAAAAGTGCTGAAGTCCTCTTCAACAATTGCCTTTGCCTCTGCAATGCAACCTATCACCATGTCCATATCATCATTATCAATTGCTGATTGATAAGCCATGTCTAATAATTTTATCACTCGTTTTGTGTTCATGTCATGCCCCTTAATATAAATAATCGTTCATAAAAATCATATGTAATTCACTCGCCATGTCATCGGCAATATCGTCCATATCGCTATCTGACATGCGCTCCCCGTCCGCCCAATAGGCACTCTCAAGCCAAGGGTTTTCATCCCTAAAATCAAACCGCCCAAAATCCAGGCTTTGCGTATCAACTTCTCGACCCTTGTAAATTAATGGTTTAGTCATATAGATATGTCCCTTCTCTTTTTTTAATTTGGATGACCGTTGCGCTTACTGCATCTAGATAATCATTTAATACCTTATCGCGCCTCGCCCTCTCAACTCTGCGCCTTATCATGCGCCCTTGTTTAATCTCATATTCACGGCAAAGATCGTACCGCAAGCATTGGAATATTGCATAGTTCATTTTAAAAACTCCTCTTCTAATTGGTTACGCATATAGTCTAGAATCGCTATCGCTCTTGGGTCATCTAGCCTAGCTAGATAATGTTCAAACTCCAAAGGCGCATCGTCTGAATTCCACATAGTCACATATTCATTAATTAAATTTTCCATGATTGATTAATCCCCTAAATGATTGTTAACATTAAAATCGCTAGGCATATTGTCATAAAAACCCGCCTCGCTATCATTCACCAAGCTTTGCATTAATCGCATAGCATGGCGCAAAGCTTGCGCATATGTACCGAATGAGTCTGTAAATTCGTTAACTTCGTCAGGCCTTGCCACATCCGCGCTCACTATGTATACATCCATCGATTTTACTATTTTAATATTTAGCATTTTAATTGCCCTCGCTTTCATTCCAACACCATGCATAAGCACCAATTGCATAACCCATGCGCCCTTTGCCCTTTGATATCTCACTATAAAATGTCATATCGTCCGCGTTTTCATCGTATACGCTGAATGATTTGTCTTTGATATTAAATGCTATCGTCATCCCATAATCGCCTTTGTTAACTTCGTCCATTAAGCGTATTGCCTCAGACTCACTAAAGAGCGGGCATGCCCATCCATTCCATCGCCCTAAATTCTCGCCCTCATATTCGCCATTAATTCCATCAATATAAAATTTAGTCATTTTGTTTTTACCTTTTCAAAATAGGCGGGAATTGCCCGCCTTGTTAACTTAGATTATGCGCGTACCACAAAACCGCTAAAATCGCGCTTTGCTTTGCCCTTAGCGTACAATGCCACAATGCTATTAAGCGGGTCTAAATGACGGACGTCGCTATTGTCCCCGCCTATAACGTCGCGCCCTAAAAACTGAGCGGGAATGTTTTCTACCTTATCGAAAACCACCGCAATGCGTGCAAGCTTTTCATTAATACTCGCTTTTTTGACAATAGGCGCGAATGATTCGAGACCGCTATAACTGAATGTCAAATCGTAATTGGCGGGCATGTTTTTCCGTGTTGGGATTTTGGTATAGTCATAAAACTGAATATCGGGAAAAGCCTCGAATATATTTGCATAATGTAAGTACGGTATATTTTCCCATGCGATATCGCTAGTACCGTTTAAGCGTACTAGGGGCGTTTTATTCTCGCGCTTAGCCTTGCGAATTAATGCACTAATACTGAATGCAAGGTCTAGCATAAAGGTTTCACGATTCTCAAAAAATCTTTTGGTTTTAGCAATACGCGCATTTTGCACTGAATTGAAAGCACCGCGCCCCGCGCTATTTAAGCAAGCTTCTACGCATCCCGCTTTTAATGCTAGCGGGCATACTTGATAACCGCTCAAATCATAGGGGGCAAGGTATAAAATCCCCGTCATGAAACCAAGCTTTGCGCCCTTGATTGTTTTCGCATCGCTAGCGACTGATAATACTTTTACACGTTTTTGAGTTTTCATTTTTTAGCATCCTATAAGGGTTATTGATTAATCGATTAATGCAAGTATTGCATTGCGTGATTCTAGATAATGCGCATGCTTTGCTTTCACAAAGCTTTCAAAAAACGCAAAATCAAAATCAGCATTATTTTCACGCATTGCATTTACATTATTACGCGTGGTTTGATAAGTGAAAAAATCCTCTTGTAAATCGTCTAGCAAATTACGCAATTCGGTTTTATTAATTTTCATTTTTTAGCATCCTATAAGGGTTTAAAAAGCCCGCTTTGTTTAGCGAGTGAGACAAGCTTAAATTGTGACGGTTTACATTGTCAAGTACTTTTTTAAAAATAATTGAAAATAATTAAAATCGATATCTCGCATATATAGTATAAAAAATTCAAATTATTTTAACCAAGTTAACAAAATGTACCGATTGACAATAAAAATTAATTGATAGCGAGTACTTCAATAGGTACGCTAAATGCATTCATCGAACTGTAATATCTCGTTAACTTGGTTAACTTTGTTAACTAGAATCATGCTGCCAAGTGTTATGATACTAAGTGATTGATTTTGTTAACTTTGTTGTAAATGAGAATAGTTCTCATCCAGGCGTAACCTATTGATTTTAAAGTATAATAACAATCATAACACTTTTAGTCTGAATCATAACAAGCCAAGTGATTGATTTTAAAGCACTATTACAAAATAACAGTTTTTTGGCTTTTTCTGCACTTGGCGGACGAAGTAAACGAAGAGCGATAAAAATCTAATTAAAACTAAGTTAACCAAAATAATAAAATTCCTAGACCCACCCTATAAAAAAGCCCTAAAAGTGTTATGATTGATATTATACTTATTAATCAATGAGTTAACTAATTTATATATAATATATAATAATAATAATAAACCTATATAAATCAATCACTTACTTCTTAACATCTGCCTAATATTTCAACAGCTAAAACGCTAAGTCATTGATTATTCAGTATAATAACACTTTGCCTTTTTGGGGATTTTTGAAAGTGTTATGATTGTTATGATATACGAGCGTACAACAAAGTTAACTTAGTTTAACAAAATCAATCACTTGGCTGGATCTGGCAGCAAAGTACTTCAACTAAGTTAACTAAGTGATTGATTCGCCTGGAGTTTTACCTTGTTAACTTGGTTAACTTGTTGATTCTATTGGGAATTGTGGAAATTCGTTAACTTTGTGGCTTTTCGATGGGTAAAATGCGTTTTTTGGCAGGATCTGGCGCGACCCCCACCACCACGATTGTGCAGCAAGGAGTCCCGGATTCCCTACATAGTGTTTTACTCAAACGATTATAACTTTTTAACGAATCAAAATCCGCAACGCGCTTTTATTTGGGGGGCTGCAGAATGGCGCTTCGCGCAACACCCCCCGTCTCTTTATATTTCGCATGTCAAAAAATATTATCATATAAATTTTTAAACTAGCCCTAAATCATGATTTTCTCTAATGACAGATTTAAACATGGGGCGCAACATTAACCCATACGCAACTTGCGTACACTTTTTAAATTTGGAGAAACATTATGTGGACTAAACCAGCTGCTACTGAAATGCGTTTTGGCTTTGAAGTTACTATGTACGTAATGAACAAGTAATAAATGCATAACCCCCTGGGAGCTTCGGCTCCCTTTTGTGTCTAATATATTTGACAATATGAGATACAAACCTTGTTGCATGTAACACATACAATACAAAATCTGTTGCATGTAACAAATCGCAAATTATCCCACGCAAAACTAAACTAATAGTTTATACCTACGAATAAATATAAACCCTTGACAACATTGAATAAATGAATTATGGTGCTATTCAACAAGGACTATTTATATTTATGGATTTAAAATGCCTTTACATGTACAACCTCAAGCAGGTGTCCCCTTGCCCGATGATTTTGAATCAGAAGAGCCTAGGGTGCTATCTTCCAAAGCTAAGGTTGCCATAAAAACTGGTAAAGTATTACTTGATGCAGGGGCACAAATACCCGTGAGTACACAAGAGAAGGATGAGGCAGTCAAAATGTTCACAGCCATTACTGACCCTGAAAACAATGCAGCACCATCAAACACAAATACTGCCCTGCAGAACCCTGCAACAGTAGCCTACCTAACAGGCTTGATTAGAGAATACGACCACCAAGTTGTGGACGATGCGGTGCAATTGCGCCGATTTGTAACCAACAAACTCATTGAAGAGACCACAAAAGAGAATGCTACCAATAGAATCAAGGCGTTAGAGCTACTTGGTAAGATATCAGATGTGGGATTATTCACAGAAAAGACTGAGATTACAGTCAAAAACGCACCGATTGAAGACTTAGAAGCCCAGATTCGCAGTAAAATCCTTAAAATCCTAGGCACAAGTAAGGTTATTGATGCTTCCTTTACCGTAATTGAGAAGGAAATGGGTTCATTAACCCCTGAGAGAGACTAATGGACTTAAATATATCAGGTATTAGGGACGAAGACCTAACGCTTGCACTAGAAAATTTAGATGTATTGCCCAAAGCAGAGCAGATAGAGCTAGCAAAACTGCTAGAACTGCTTGAAGATAAGAAAGTTATCAAGGATAAACAAGATAGCTTCCTTGAATTTGCTCAGGCAATGGACGCTAACTTCCTAGTAGGTGAACATCACAAGATTATTGCCCGTACAATTGAGAAAATTGCGTCAGGGGAGCTAAAACGCGTCGTTATTAACATCGCACCTCGTCATGGTAAGTCACATATCATGTCATACTTGTTCCCAGCGTGGTTCATGGGCAAGTTTCCCGACAAAAAAATCATCATGGCCTCTCATACTGCCGACTTAGCAGTCGATTTTGGTCGTAAAGTCCGTAACTTGGTCGCCGATAAGGAGTATCAGAAGATATTTCCTGATGTAAACCTGCAAGCCGACTCAAAAGCATCAGGTAGATGGGGTACAAATCATGGCGGAGAGTATTACGCGTGTGGTGTTGGTGGTGCTTTGGCAGGTCGTGGCGCTCATTTGTGTATTATCGATGACCCACACTCTGAACAAGAGGCTAAAACAGGCAACCCCGCTATCTTTGATTCTGCTTACGAGTGGTATCAGTCTGGTCCACGTCAGCGTCTCATGCCTGGTGGCGCTATCTGTCTAATTATGACCCGTTGGGGGAAACGTGACCTGACAGGCCGTATCCTAGACAACATGATTAAGAATGAAGGCTCTGACCAATGGGAGATTATTGAGCTTCCTATGGAGTTGCCATCAGGTGAACCCCTATGGCCTGAGTTTTGGTCTAAAAAAGACATCGAGCTTCTAAAGAACACCCTAGATAATAGATATTGGCAAGCACAGTACCAACAACAACCAACATCTGAAGGCGCTGCCATTGTTAAACGAGAATGGTGGATGGAGTGGGAAGATGAGAACCCTCCTCACTGTGAGTATATTATCCAATCGTGGGACACCGCGTTTGAAAAGAACAACCGCGCCGACTATTCCGCATGTACAACATGGGGAGTATTTTATATGCCCGATAGCAACGGAGTTAACCAAGCTAACATAATCCTACTAGATGCATACAAGGACAGAATGGAGTTCCCTGAACTCAAGAAGAAGGCATACGATATGTACAAGGAGTATGAACCTGATTCACTCCTTATCGAGAAGAAAGCATCTGGCGCACCACTACTGTACGAACTCCGCGCAATGGGTATAATAGTATCCGAAGTATCACCGACTAAGGATAAAATTACCCGGCTAAACGCGGTGGCTGACCTATTCTCAAGTGGAATGGTGTGGGCACCTGCAACACGTTGGGCTGAGGCTGTGAAAGAAGAAGTTGCCGACTTTCCTGTTGGC